GGGGAGATCATCAAGGATGATGTTCAAATCAACCTACTTCATTACCTTTTTCTTAGCAACACTTTTACTGAGCCGGTCATCAATCTTTTTGGCACCCACTGCTTCAAACTTGCTGGTTGCAAACTCTAAAAACGTTCCCATGGCATCGAAGTCAAAACCATCAACGAATAGCTTCTTGCTGGTCCCTTCACCAAATGCCGTGTCGATCTCAGTAAGAAAGAAATCTGCGAGCTCGATCATCAGGTCTTTGGCAGCAACATCCTTCAATGGCAAACCTAATTCGTCTTCGCCTTCGAACTGCTCGATTTCAGCAATGCGCTGTTTCATTTCGATTTCTTTACGCTTCACAACTTTTCCTAAGTCGTAAATCCGTCCGCGCAAGTGCACATCTTCCGGGTTGAAGGTGATAATGCGCTCCGGATCATCATCAATCATGACCTCAATGCGCTTTGTTTTTAGCCGTAGTGATTCCATACCGTTGGTACCTTTCTGCCCCCGGTTGTTCCAGGGGCATAATTGAGTAATTTCTAAGCATCAGGAGTGAAAGTTCCCGCAACGGGCTCAAACATTCCTTTTACTGGATCCCCGGCATCGTACAACGTGTATTTGATCTTTGCGACCGTCGCGCCTTCACCACCAAAGGTTTCAATTCCCACATTGACAGGAACTTTCTCAGCCGGCCATGTGCTCACCTCGGATGGAGGCGTACCTGTGACGGTGGGCGCTAAATAAGCCCAAACATGCAGGAGATCAGCCTTGAGATCATCAAGCACAGCCATATCCCGGCGCATTCCGTCAATCAGGTCAAACACTGGATCACCTGGATAAACCACACCTTCAATGGCGAAGGACCGGGCATAACCAGTGATGTCTGTGACTTTGGTATCCATCGTGATGTCCGCGGTCTCTTCCGTTTGCGGGTTATAGGCGATTTCAGCCGCGCCTACGGCGTTTCCCAACCGGCTCCAGGTGGGAGTTGCAGTGGAACTGGTATCCAAATAGTGCCGGATAGTTGATCGTTTTGCTTTAGTTGCAGTCATTGTTATTCCTCACATTTCATAAACTAACTTACAGAGGATTTGAAATACCCCTGTCTTTTCAGCGCGCTCGATAATCGTTGCTGTATCAAGCGCCTCAATTGAGATAGCAGTTTTGCCAGTATCTAACGTTGGCAAGTTGCCCGATTCCGTTTGTTCATCCAACCAGTCAGCAAACGCTTCGTAAAATTCAGCCGCCAGAAGCGCGCTGTTATCTGCGATCACTTCCACCGCGCCAAATCCGAATGGATAGCTAACGGTTTTGTTTCCCATGATGTCTTCTGTCACCTGCTTGCCAGGCACCAAAAAGACCGTGTAACTCAATGGCTCCTCACCTAACATCTCCACCCATACCGGGCGATCGTCTTCGAGGCTCTGATAGCTCAGTAAAAAGTCCTGAATGGCTTTGATATCGCTCATAAGCCCCTCACGATGAATGCTTTCGTGCTTGCTTTGATCCGTTCACCATTTACAGCCCATGAACGATCAAACCAGTAAGGTCCGCCGTTGGGGTTGATATTCTGGGTTGTCTTCCGATTCGTCAGGTGATATTGCCTCCATGCATATGGCGCGATCCAGGCGACCTCGCCAGTGCCGGCTTCAGTGCCCAAAATTCCGGACTTCACCAACATAGAGGTAACAACTGGTGCAAACTTATTGGAGGTCCGCAATACCTCACTGTCCATAAACACTTGCGCGCGGTTGTGATTTTGATTTAGCATCGGCGCAAATTCAGGGTTCCATTTCAGCTCAGTAGTTACCTGTCCACTCTTTGTGACTTTATGCTTGATAAACCCTCGGGGCGTTTCAATAAATGCGATCCCAGCCATTATGCGCCTCCAAGTTGTAGGTGTCTCATATTTGCGGCTCCATAGTCCTTCAGGTCTACGGAAGTTACCTTGACCGCGTCATATTTCTTGATCAACGCAGTAATGGGGAAATTCGTGGTTATTTCATCTTTCACAATTCCCTTCACCAGGTAATCACCAGTCTTTATACTGAGCGCTTCCCGTTCAGATCCGTCACTCAGTAAAGAAGGGATGTAAATATTGGCTTTATCCGCGCCCAAATTCCCCGACTTGATGACGTTGGTCGCCTTGCTCGCTTGCCACATGACCTCATTAATCTCGTGTCGTGTGTAGGTCTGGGCGTTATTCACAAGACGACCTTCGTACCAAGTTAAAGAATGCGGAGCGTACATATCACCAAACCCCTGGATACATCAAACCAGTGTGGCCAAGATATATCTCAACAGCTGATTGCACCGCTTGAGCTTCGTGTGAGCGCAGTTCTTCACTTCCTCGATATTGCACCGAGTGATCACCCACTTTTTCGCTTTGAATGCCTAAATTCGCTTGACTTACTGAGCATTCCTTCATCACATCAGCGACTGCCATCGTTGCCCGCTTGATACGGTCAATGAGCGGCAAATTCGTGCCCGCTGTGATGATTGCCTCCGCCCTTTCGAGCGTGAGGTGATCCACCTGGTAACTCGCGCGCGTGGCATATCCGTCGAATTCAGAAGCAGAGATGGACGTACCACCGTTACCTGTGTAATAGAGATAGTCGATAAATGCGTCCATCCTGGTCCTTTCCTAAAACTACTACCCAATCACGTCGGCGGTAACTGTCAGATATGACACTGCTACAGCCTTGGAGCTTACAAAGTCTACAACCTCGATGATGTCACCGACCGCAGTAACGGGCTCAGTAGAAAGCGCAACAAAGTTGGTATCTGCCTGGCCGTAAACCACACGAGTGGCGGGGTTCAGGCGGTATTTTGCGGTACCGGTAGCGCCGCTTGCAGTGATCGTGGTTTTTGTGGCGGTAGAGCTCTTCGACAATACAGCGCCCAATTCCGCCGGTGAATACATACACCGGATTGCGGTCGCTCTGGTTACCTTGTGGGCATAAACCATGCGCCCCTGAACAGCGGATGCACCGATATAGGCGTTAGTTAGATCCTTCAATCCAATCGGCACGCTCCATTCATTGATACGAGTTGCCCATCTGGGATGCCCGGCAATCGCTTGCAAACCAGGGGTCGCATCGTTCCATTCATACAGCGTAAATCCGGCGATTTTACCAACCGCGCCAGTTTGAACAACTGCATCACCAAGATCGCTCGCCTTGATGAATTCCGGCGATTTCAAAATCAGGGCATAAAAATCGGGGGTAACAAGCGCATAACGACCAGTCAACGGGATCTTTGCCTTGCTCATCTTGGTCCTCAGGTCAACCATTGCCGCATAAGCGTTTGCAGCAGTTACCTGGGCGACGTTTTCAACCGTGCCGTTTGCGAGCAGCTCGGTAGCACCGTCGGAGTCAAGCTGCAGCCCCAAAGAATAGGCAGCAGAATCCAGGCGATCCGCGACCAAACCATCAGGCACTGATGCAGCCTCATAGCCATCAATCAACTCATTGACAGCCTTGTCCTTGTTTACAAGGATATCCAGGTATGTGGTTGCACCTTGGGCGACTGCCTTGCCAGTGGCGACATCATAATCGCCAACGGCGACCTCTGTATCACGAACGGGGATCCGTACTTTTCCAGCAACCGGATCACCCTCGTAATCGTTGTTAAATACAATCCCGTCTTTCAGGACAAGATCATTTCTCAATTTTGCAAGTACCAGCTTGGAATAGCGGTCTTGTGCGGTATGTGTTTTTGCCATTTTCTTTTAATCCTCCATAGTAGTTATTCCACCTTCAACCCTGGGTTTCGCTTCAAAAATGCGGCTTCTACCCCGTCTTCGCCTCCAGAGAGTGGCGGTTTATGTTTCATCCCTTCAACCATTGTGGTCTCGGGCTCGGTATACTTCGTGTTCTCAGCCAGAAAAGCCTTCAGATTGTCGGCAAACTCGCCTTCCATCTTTCCAACTTTGAAAAGCACATACTCAGCATCTTCAGCTTTCACACCTGCCTTGATTACTGCAAGCTCGCGTTGGAGCTCAGTATTGCGGGCAGCTGCCGCCTGGTATTCTTTTTCCCGTTCAGCGGCTTTCTCCGCCTCGGTCTGTTGAGATTTCTGCCATTCCTCGAAGGCTTTCAACTTGTCCTGGGGTGGCATCTTGGCGCGTTCCCGTGCCAGTCTGTCAGCGATCACCTTGTCAAGCTCTGCCTGGGTGAATGTCTTTTCCAGCTTTTCAGCCGTAGAATTGTCCTCGTTCTGAGTAGTAGTGTCCTGATCTTTATCAGTAGTGTTGGCTTCTTCTGCCATGGTATTCCTCCGTATGTTGCTCGTCAGCATGTGTTATGGGCTTTGGGGAGTTAAAACAAAAAACCCAAGACACTGGCCACTATTTCAAGTGACGTGTCTCGGGCGGGAAACTCCGAAAACCCTAT